ATAATGTTGAAGGTGATGAAGGACAAGCAAGGGGTTTAGGGAAAATTCTTGCTGTCGCGATTAAAACTGAAATTTCTAAACAGCAACGCCCTGGTGGTATACTTTATCGTTAATTTATGGCTACTTTTAACACTGCTGGCTTAGGCGGCTCAACTGATGCTAGCCCTAGCTATACACCACAACTCCAAGTTGAACCCCGTGTAACAACTGTTAATTTCGGGGATGGATATGAACAACGTATTCACAAAGGCTTAAATGTAGCTCCTAGAGTTTGGAATTTGGCCTTTAATAATAGATCAGATACGGATAGGAATAATATTATTGATTTCTTTCAAAATAGTACGAAAGGTAATAATGGTAAGAATAGTTTTGATTGGACAGATCCTTATGGTTATGTAGGTAAATGGGTTTGCCAGCAGTGGCAAGTTGAACAGACTTCAGCTAATAACAATCATATTACCACTGAATTTAGACAGGTCTTTGAAGTCTAATGCCCGTACCTATATCAGATCTTCAATCTTCTAATCCCTTTGAGATTATTGAATTATTTCAGTTAGAACTAAAAGAGGGATTGCATTACGCAACAGGGAATCCTGGTAATGTTGTCACTACTTATTATTGGCATGACGGGACTAGCGCACAATCATCAAGTGATAATGTTCCCTCTGCCCTTAGTAGTTTAAGTCCTGCTGGCTCAGGCTATCCAAATGGAGATCCTGCGGGCAGTATGCAATTTAAGTATGCGACTACTGCTGTTACTGGTAGTGGAAGTGGATTGAAGGTTAATATTACAGTTACAGGTGGAGCAGTGCAGAGTGTTTCTATCAATACTGATTTCGTTGGTACTGGCTATCAGGTCAATGATGAAATTGCAATTGATGGGAACACTGCTGGGGCGGCTGATGCGAAATTTACAATCACTTCTCTTTTAACTGGTAATGGGCAGTTGCGTTTTAATAATCAAGACTATGAAATGCTTCCGATAAAAGCAGAGGGGTTTGAATATGATGGCAGTCAAAAGGAGGCTGCAAGACCCAAGATCTCTATCGCTAATGTATTTGGACTTGTTACTTCGATTCTTTCTTCTGTTAATACTGTAAGTAGTGGTATTGATTTGACTGGTGCAAAGGTTATTCGTATCAGGACATTAGCTAAATATATTGATCCTGTTAATTTCGCTAATAACACCAATGCTGATGTAGATCAATCTCAAGAGTTCCCTAGAGAGATTTATTATATAGATCGAAAGAGTGCTGAAAATAGAGAATTTTGTGAATTTGAATTAGTTAGTGCATTTGATTTGAATGGAATACAAATTCCAAAAAGAGTTGCATTACCTTCTGAATTCCCAGGTTTAGGAGCTTCTTATGGTTGAGTGGAAGGAATTAGCATTAAAACATGCAAAGGAAGAAGATCCAAAAGAATCTTGTGGCTTAGTTGTTTGTGTGAAAGGAAGAGGAAAATATATTGCTTGCTGTAATATTGCTCCTTCACCTAACCATCATTTTATAATAGATCCTTTTGATTGGGTTAAAGCAGAAGATACAGGTCAAATTTTGGCAGTAGTTCATTCTCACCCCCATTCATCACCAAAACCTAGCGAGGCAGATTTAAAAGCATGTGATGCTATTAATTTACCGTGGCATATATGTAATCCTAATACGGAGGAATGGCACGCATTTAATCCTGTGAATTGGAAAATTCCATTGATAGGTAGGAATTATTCTTATGGAATATATGATTGTTGGAGTTTAGTGCGAGATTATTACAACGAAAAAGGAATAAAACTTCGAGATTGGGATCGTCCTTATAGTCTTGATGATTTTGAAGAAGATCCCTTGTTTGAAAGATGTTATAAGGAAACTGGTTTCAGAGAATTAGATAATGATGAACCATTACAAGAGGGAGATAGTGTCTTATTTTCTACTTATAAAAATAAATTGAACCATGTGGGGGTTTTTATTGAACCACAACAGATTTTGCATCATTCACACGGTAGATTAAGTAGTAGAGATTTTTATGGCGAATGGCTTTTAAAATGTACGAAAAAGAGGCTTCGTTATGTTGCGTAAAATAAAACTATATGGTCATTTAAAAGAAATTCTTGGTTTCTCTAGTATTGAAGCGGAAGCTGCTAATGCTGCGGAAGCTATTAGGTTTTTGCTTACTAATTGGCCTGAACTTGAAGGTCATATGGCTAATCAATGTTATCAAGTAAAATCAGGTTCAACGGCATTAGCATTAAATGAGTTGCATTACCCTGCTGGCATGGATGAAATAAAGATTATTCCCGTTGTGGGAGGTAGTAGTGCAAAACAAAGAGCTTTTCTTGGTTTTACAATATTTGCTATTGCGTTCGTCGCTTCAGGGGGTTGGGCGGGTATAGCAGGTGCAGGTGGATTGGGCATAGGTGTAGGGGGGATTACGATTGGTGGAGTGACGACGTGGGCATCGGTGGCAATGACTGCTGGCCTCGCCCTTACGTATTCAGGGGTCTATGAAATGTTAAATCCTATCCCTGAATTACCCGAAGGAGTAGATGATCCTAATAATTCTTTTGCTTTTAGTGGAGTTCAACAAACGGCCAGAAGTGGTACGGCTATTCCAATAGCTTATGGTGAAGTAATAACTGGTTCTATTGTGATCAGTAGTAAAACTGATATTGATGAGGTCGTTTAAATGGGAGACACACCAAAAACTGCGCGTGATAGCCTTGATTCTAGGGCAAGAGCGTCATTTCTAGACCTTATTAGTGAAGGAGAGATTGAAGGGTTAGTTACTCCTGTTCCAAATTTTGATGAGAATGAAATAGATGGTGCTGCTAATCCGTGGCATCAATCTATTTTTCTAAATAACACACCACTTCAGAATAGAGATGGTTCGTATAATTATTATAATTTAAAAATTCATCAGAGAACTGGTCTTGCTAATCAGTCTGTTATTGAGGGTTTTAATGAAACGGTAAGAGAAACAGCAGTTAATGTGGAATTTAAACAGTTAGCTGCTGGACAAGATCCACCTACACCTCCTGCCACAGTCGAACAAAATACTGCCGTATGGGAAAGCAATGGACATGTCATTACTATTACTAATAGAGCCGTTAATGCTGTTCGTATTGTTATTTCACTTCCTGCTCTCCAAAAAACCGAAGATGATGGAGATACTAAGGGTAAAAGTCAATGTTTTAGATTTCAGAAGAAACAAGGTACAGGTGCATTTGCAGATATTGATTTAGGGACAGACAAGCCTGCTATTTATGGGGCGCAAGCTGGTGATGCTGTCATAGTTGGTAGAACTGGTGATTTATATCAGAAACAATATCGGTTTGAGATTACAGGTAATACCTTCCCCGTACAATTTCGTGTCGTTCGTATCGCTACAGATGAGGATAGGTGGAATCTAAGTTCTAAAGATTGGCTAAGTGTAAACGCTAGGACGTTTGTCCATTCTTATGCGGAGATCACTTATGCAGGTGAGTATGAGCGTATACCTTGTACTTATGTTCAGAATAATGGAGCTGAAACTCCTGCTGCGGGAAATATCATTACACTAACGACCTTATTAACTTATCCTCATAATGCAGGGCAATATCGGAAACATAAATTAAAAGTAGGTGATATTGTCTCCCTTGATTTCAGCCCCGCAATTGTTGGGGTGGAGGGGCAACAGGTTGGTACTAATGATAATTTAGCAGTTGCGACAGTAGTAAACGATGAAACCTTTACTGTGATTGCTAGTGATAGCAAGTTACTTTCACCCCCTACGGTAGAAGAAGAAGAAGCAGGTACATCAAGTTATCGTAATGTAAGGGCTTATCCTGTTTATAATTACCCAAATACTGCCCTTATAGGGTTACAAGTTGAGGCTGAAGAATTTGGGAGTGTTCCGAAGAGAGCTTATAGGATTAGAGGGAAAAAGATAAAGATACCTGGGGCGGGAGCCAATGGTAGTGGTACTCCTACTGTTGTAACGGATAAAGTTGTTGCGGATAATTTAGGAATTTCAAATGCCGATGAAATTCAAACTTGGGGGTTTATTTATTATCCATCTGGGTACATTTTTAACGGTACGTTAACTACAACTACTCATTGGTGTGCTGACCCAGCATGGTGTTTATACGATTTGCTTTTATCGTCTCGTTACGGGACTGGAGATCATGTTGATGCAGCTCAACTTGATAAATACTCATTTTACGCTGCTTCTAGATACTCTTCGGAAATCGTCGAGTTCCATGATCGTTTTAATGATGGGACAATTCAGAAAGTTCGTGAACCTCGATTTTCCTTAAATGCAGTCCTTAGAAAAAAAGAGGATGCTTACAGAATTATTGCTCAGTTATGCTCTGTCTTCAGGGTTATGCCTTACTACGGTGCAGGTGCATTAAACTTATCTCAGGATAAAAAAGGCGTTGATCCTAGTTATTTATTTACATTAGCCAATGTTTCTCCAGAAGGTTTCTCATATTCAGGGGTAGCGCAGACAACCAGAATAACAGTTGCAATCGTTAAATATTACGACATGACTTTGAGAGACATGGCATATGAGGAAGTTATTGATGATGCTGCTGTTCAGAAATTCGGAGTTGTCTCCAAGACTATCAATGCTTTTGGGTGTACTTCACGGGGGGCTGCAAGGAGAGTAGGAAGATGGTTGATTTATGTTGCTCAGAATGAAACAGAAACTTGTACGTTCGTTACTTCACTAGAAGCAGGTACGGTTTGTCGCCCTGGTCAAATTATTGAGATAGCTGATCCAGTTAAAGCAGGTGTAAGAAGAGGAGGAAGAATTAAAGCTGTTCCTGCTGCGAATCAAATTACAGTTGATAACACAGACTTAACTGATTTACCAGGTATAGGAAATGAAAGTATTGGTTATACAAGAACATTGCATGTGATTATGCAAAATGGCAGTGTTTGTACTGCTGATGTTGGTACGGATGGGATTTCAGCAAGTGGAGTAATAACAACGGTTACTAATTTTAGGATTAAAGTAAATGATTCAGCAGGTAGAGAACCAGGAGATCCTGAATACGGTGTTGATGCGAATGGAAATCAAGCTGATGTATTCCAAGACCAAACTCCTAATGTAAATAGTCTTTGGATATTAGAAACTACTGGAGGAACATCAGCTCAAAACCTTCAAACCTCTACATGGAAAGTTGTTGGAGTCAAAGAAGAAGAAGACTTTCAATATGGGGTTACTTGTGTCTCTCATAATGAATCTAAATATGATCATGTTGAACAAGATCAAGGGCTTAATCATAGAGATTTAACAAATTTAGATGAGATTCCTGCTGCACCTTCGGGCTGGGCAGTACGTCCGACTGGATATGCTGGTGATGATGAAAGTGGAAATGCAATCGCTTCGCCTTCTATTACTTTCCCTCATCAACAACTATACAGGCATAGAGATGAAGTCAGAGTAAAGGTAATTGCAGCATGGAAGCCTGTCCTTGGGGTTAATAAATATGAGGTTCGATGGAGAGAAGCTGAAGGGGGATGGAATACGATTCGAGTCCAAAATCCAGATCATGAGATTACAAATGTATCTATTGATAAATCTATAGGGACTAAGGTCTTTGATTTTGAAATTTACAGTTTGAGTGCCTATGGTAAAAAATCTGTTACACCTCTAAAGACTTCATTTACTTGTACTGGTAAAACAGCAAAACCAAGTGATGTTGTTACATTTACTGGTACTACTGATAAAAACTTAGGAGATCGTCTGACATGGGTGAAAATTGTCCCCACTGCACCTGAGTTTGCTGATTTAGATATTAGAGGTTATGAGATAAGACGAGGGACAAGTTGGGATAGTGCCACTGTTATTGGTGAGTTTATTGGAACCACAGCGACAGTAGGGACTCTTGTTTCTGGAGTAAGTATTACTTATTTAATAAAAGCAATTGATACGGATGATAACTATAGTGTTACTGCTAAATCAGTTGCAATTACTCCTGTTTTCCCTGGTGCGCCGACAGAGGGTTCTTTTGATTACAAAGATGATAATTTAATTCTGAATTGGTCAACTCCAGCCACAGGAAGTTATGCAATCGAAGAATACGAAATTTATAAAGGTGATATTAGTGCAAGTAATTTAGAAGGTATCGTTACTGGTAAAACTTTTTCTATCCCTGTTACGTGGAACACTGAACAAACTTTCAAGGTTCGAGCTAAAGATATTGCTGGCAACATCGGAGGAAGTGCATTAGAAATTACTGTTACTTTCACTCAAGCCCCTGCACCAAATATCACATGGCAGTACGAAGGCAGGACATTGAGACTGACTTGGAATCAGGTGTCTGGGAGTACGACGTCTAGAGAATATGAGATAAGAAGTAGTGCTACAAACGTGACTGCTGTTGGTAATGCATCTGTAATCACCAGAGTTCAAGCTACAACTTATGTGGTAGATGTCGATTGGGTTGCTTCTCGTCGTTTTTGGGTAAGGGCTATTGATATTAATGATAATTTCGGGGTAACAGGAAGAACAGGTATAGAAAATGCTCCAGACTATCCAGATGTTACTTTTTCTTTGCCAGAAAGCCCAGTCGTTACGAGTGATGATTTAGATGGTAAGAATGAAAATATTGTTTTAAATTGGACTGCCCTTACAGCAGCAACTAATAATAGTGGCAAAACTCATGGACTTCCGATCCGTGAGTATAAGATTTACAGAACTGATTCTTCGGCTGAATCTGCTTCAAATTTAATTGCTACGTCTTACACTACGGTCTTTTCTGAAAAAATAACATGGACAGAGGGGGCTAAGAAATACTGGGTTAGTGCTGTTGATGTTAATGATAATGAAGGAGATGCGACAGCATATATTCAATCTGTAACACAAGTTCCTGTTCCCGTAGATATAACACAAGAAGTCATAGATAATAATATTTTACTTCGATGGAAAGAGCCTAGTTTAACAGGATGTTTACCTATTACTGCTTATAATATTTATAAAACTAATACTCAAGCAGGTAGCTTGATTGGATCAAAACAAGGGAAATTTACAACAATATTTGAGCAAATTGCTGGGACATATACTTATTATTTAGCAGCAGTTGATAGTGCAGGTAGACAAGGTGTTGCAGGTTCAGTGACATCAGTTGTCAATGAACCTCCTGATTATGTTTTAAATGCTGATTTAAAGACTGCATTGATAGATGATGCTAGTCGTGGTGCAAATGACTACGTTTCAGCTACATATTCTCAGTCAAATCCTGATAATAGTGGTGCGGGTTTAATTGTTACTGTTACAAAGCAATCTCATGGCTTATCTGTTAATCAACAAATAGAAATTAATTTTACTTCTGGGACAGCAAATGGAACAACTGATGATGCGAAAAAATATATCATTAAGACAACAACAATTAATGAATTTACTTTTGAAGTAGCAGGGAGTAGACAAACGACGGGGAATATTGATTATAAAAGTCCTGCTACAACTTCCAACTTTTATGTTCTTAATAATGTTGGTTATTTTTGTTTAGATACTTCTATTCAGTACCAAAATCATTTCGCTAGTGATGCTTTCAATAGTAATGGTGCGAATGTTCCTTATGCTTTACCTTCTGTAAATTCAGGATCTTATGAAGAAGTTTTTGATTATGGATCGGTTCTTGCTAATTCTGCTATTTCTATAGCAATGTCAATTGATCCTGAAGAGACAGTTGGGCAAGGTTTAACGATCACACCCAGAATTTATGTTAGTAGTGATAATTCTAATTGGACAGATAAAGGTTCAGGAAATGGCAGTGTATTTGCAACTCAGTTTAGATATGTTAAAGCAAGATTTGATTTAGCTGGTGCAGATGCGAATGATCTAATAAAGGTTACTGAAATTTCACTAAAATTATCTGTTAAGCAGAAAACAGATCAAGGTTCAGTTACTGTTGCTTCGGGACAAGCACAAGCTGTTTATGATGCAGGAGTTCAGGTTTCTTTTACTAAAACATTCCTTGACATTGATTCAATTGCTTTAACTATTAGAGGCTCAACGGGTGACGCAAGGTATGCTATTTATGATTTTCTTGATGAAGCTAGTCCAACTGGGTTTAGAGTATATTTATATAAAGCCGACGGAACCAAAACATATGGAATTTTCGATTGGACTGCTAGAGGGGTGTAATTAAATGGTTTATTTTGACAGACCAACAGTTACAAGGACTTATACAGAGGTTCTTACTGATTTAGATGAGAAAATAGACGCAGCGACTGGGCTGCTGTCTTCTGATGTTACTGAATATAATAGTGAAGGAGGAACGTATCCTAAAAGGGCTGTCAGATGGAACGCTACTGCTCATAAATTTCAAAGAAGAAATTCAGCTAATAACGATTGGGAAAATCTAGATAGTACATATGCCTTTACTGCGGTTACGACTACTGGAGATATAGGAGCCAGTGGAAATATTTCAGGGATAGATATAACTGCAACAGATGAATTAATAGCTGCGAGAGTCACTGTTACAGGGACTACTGCACCTGCTAATGGTCTTTATCTTCCAGCTACTAACGAAGTTAGATATACAACTAATGGTGCGGATAGGTTGACTATTGATGCTAATGGTCAGGTTGGGATTGGACAGATAAATCCAGCAGTAAAATTTGAAGTCGCAGGAAATGTAAGATTTCAAAATGGATCGAATGATGTTTTCTTAGAAATAGGTGCTGGTGGTAGTGGTAATCATGCCTCTTATATTGATCTCGTAGGAGATGCAACTTATCCTGATTATGGGTTAAGAATTAGAAGAAATAATGCTGGAGCTAATGCAAGTTCAGAGATAATTCACAGAGGAACAGGGGAATTTATTTTCGAGACAAGTGAAGTAGCAGATATTGTATTTCAGACACAAGATACAACCCGTTTATGTATTGATTCAGGTGGGTCGATTGCTGTAGGAAACTTTACTGATCCAGCAGATCATTTACATATCAAAAATTCAATAGATGGTGGAGTAGCTCTAAGGATTGAAAACAATGATGGTTATGCGAGAATAATTACAGATACCAATTCGATTTTTACGGATGCTGATACTCATTCTATTAGACCTAGAGATGGTAGTTCTGAATTTGCTCGTTTTAATTCAAGTGGTTTAGGAATAGGTACTTCAACTGTTAGTCATAAATTAACTGTAAACGGAACAGCAAAAATAACTGGAATACTGACGTGTGACTCAACCATTGTCGGGACAATAAATAAATCCGACCAGATTTTGGTGACTCAGAATAATACTAATGCTAATTATCAAATCCCATTTAGTACTGCCGTAATGGGGGGCGAGACGGCCCAAAAATCCCTTTATATGCATCCTACCGATTCGTCTTTCACTTATAATCCTTCTACTGATACCCTAACTGTTGGGACTGTTGTTAGTGCATTAACAGGTACAGCAAGTAACGCAGCCAAACTAAATAATAGAGATGAGAATTCCAGTGGAAATAGATTTGATGTAACTACTTATGTAGCTAATAACGGCGTAATGGATATTGGTAAATATATAGATTTCCATGTCGCTGATACTACTACATCAGCCAGTTGCAGACTTGAATGTGAAGCTAATCTACTTAAAATAAGTGGGCATTTCCTTCCTCAAGCAAACAATACATGGGATTTAGGTAGTTCTAGTTATAGATGGAGAAATATTTATATGCACGATCTTCATTTATCTAACGAAGGGACTCAAAACGAAATTGATGGTACATGGGGTAATTACACAATTCAAGAAGGTGAAAATGATTTGTATCTTTTAAATAGAAGAAATGGTAAAGCTTATAAGTTTAATTTGACAGAAATCAACTAAATTCCTTCTAAGGCTTATAATCAATGCATATATCTTCTTATCTTTTATGAGTACTGTTTCGGAATTACGTCAAGAGGCTCAAAATCAAGGTCAAAAATTGGTTGATGAATACAACACTCTTAATCACCAGAAAGAAGACCTAACAAAACAGCTACAAGAGATTCAAAACAAACAAAATCACATATTAATGGCTATTGAAAAAATCAATGGTGAAATAGATGCATATAATAAGATAGAACCACCAGTCACCCCTGTTGGAGATTCGCTTGATTCTCCACCTAATGTTGCATAGTAGGAGTTAATGGCTACTTCACCTGTCACGTATAATATGAAGATCCAAAGGAGATCGGATCATAGTGTGAATTTTGAATTAAAATCATCTGGGAATGCTTTGAATTTAACAGGATATACTTTAACGAGCCAAGTGTGGGATGCTGCTCGCACCAGTAAAGCAGCAGATGTAACTATTACAGTTACTAATGCAGCAGGTGGATTATTTACTTGGAAAGTGACTGATACTCAGACTGCTACATTTACTAAAAATGAATACAAATACGATATTCTCTTAACTAATGGATCTGGTGATAAAGAATATTGGGTCGAAGGCACAATTGAAATGAATGAAGGATATACAGCATGACAAATACTATTTCCATTACTGAGACAACGAATACTATTACCGTTGACGAGACGACTAATACTGTCACGGTTAACGAAGGTTCAGCGACAGTTGTCACTGTTTCAACGGCTGGGCCTCAAGGCGCAACTGGCCCTACTGGCCCTACTGGAGCTAGTTTCTCTTCTAGCTTAACAACGTTAACCGATACCGATAAGGTGAATAAGTCTATAATTTATTATGATAGTGCTGCTGGAACATATAAAGCTGACAGCACATGGACAGCAACCACACTTACTGATGGAGGTAATTTCTAGTGGCTAACACAATTAGAATCAAACGTAGCACTGGAAGTTCAGCTCCTACCAGTCTCGAAAATGCTGAGATTGCTTATTCAGAAGGCGATAATAAATTATGGTATGGAACTGGGACGGGGGGCGCAGGAGGTTCCGCAAGTCAAATTGAATGTATTGGAGGAGACGGATATTATTCAACACTGACTACTGCTCAAACTATTTCAGGGAACAAGACATATACAGGAACAATTGACTTGAGTGGTGCAACTGTTCAAGCCTTTACTTGCGCTCAAAGTTTAGTTGTTACTGGAAATCTTACTGTTAATGGAACCACAACAACGGTTTCATCTACTACTCTCGACGTTACTGACAAAAACATTGAACTTGGCAAGGTTGAAACTCCTAGCGATACAACTGCCGATGGAGGTGGCTTAACTCTTAAAGGTGCTACTGATAAGACATTTAATTGGGTTGACAGTACTGATGCTTGGACTTCTTCAGAGCATATCGCTCTTACAGGTTCAACTAAGAAATTCATTATTGATGGTGCGGATGTATTAGCTAAGACTGTCCTTGGCTCAGGTGTTGTAACTTCAAGCCTTACGACAGTAGGCACAATTGGGACTGGTGTTC